CGATGTTGATGCGAATAGTTACGATAAATTATTCGCATTGATGATCGCGCGCAAACCTATTACGTTAAAATTTGGTATTGTGAGTGATCCCAATGCAAACGAGATGCCTGAAGCCGGATGGACGCTTGCGGCGGGTGCTTACACTGGAAAAGCTGTTATCACTTCATTAGAAGCAAATGCGCCGGACGGAGATAAAGCGACTTTCTCTGTGAGCTTCGAAGGAACCGGACCACTTACAAAAGAGGCAGATAGTAAATAACTTACGGGCGGTGTTTTGCCGCCTTCTAAACGACTTATTCAATGAAAACAATATCACTTAACGGAAAAGATCTTTCTTTGAAATATACGCTTCGTGCGTTCTTTGTGTTCGAATCTATATCCGGCTATCCGTTTCAGTTCGGGAAATTACTAGATGAATACATTTTGTTTTATTCGTTCCTGATCGCTAGTAATAAGGATTCGTTTAATATGGAATTTGACGAGTTTATAGAATTGTGCGAAAATGACTTGACTCTATTCGAACAATTCAAAGAGTTTATTTTGGATGAAATCAAACTACGTTCGCAATCGGCAGGAAATGACGTAAAAAAAAAGAAGGTGACGACGCGGAAACGAAAGCCGTAAGTATACGCGAACTTTATTCGCGCGTTGTCGGTGAGGGCGGGATCGCTCCCGATTACTTCCTCGATAAAATGGACTTTATCGAGGTTGAATCGTTTATAGACGGATTGAATCGACGCAATCGGGAAGCGTGGGAACAAACTAGATTGTTAGGTTTCATTATAGCGCAATCTAATAGCACAAAGACGCTAAAGCAAACCGATATACTCCGGTTCCCGTGGGATGAAGAAGAAAAGAAAGATACGAGCGTAACGGACGAAGAGATGCAACGATTACGAGCTAAAGCAAAAGAAGTAGAATCACAATTAAACACGCATAAAGATGTCTGATATAGTAACAAGATTATTGCTTAAAACGAATGACTTTGACGCGAATCTGGAAAAGTCAAGAGGCAGTGTAAACAGCTTTCAAGGCGGCATTAGTAATATGGCGAAATCCGTCGGCTCTAGCTTTGTAAAAGTTGCGGGCGGTATTGGTTTGGTTGTAAGTGCCGGGGAGGGATTTACTAAATTTCTCAATTCTTCGCAAACGCTTGGCGATCAAACAGCCGCCGCGATGATGTCTGCAAAGACAGGGGTAGACGAGTTCTTTTATTCGCTTGGTTCTGGTGACTTTACTTCTTTCTTGTCGGGAATGGACGATATTATAGCAAAATTCAAGGAAGCTCATTCGGCGTTGGATCAACTTGGAAACACAGAAATTTCATTCGATTATTTTCAAGGTAAGTTCGATGAATCAATAGCCCAAGCGAGATTAAACGCAAAGAACAAGCAGCTAGGAAATGACGAACGAGATCAATCATTTAAGGATTGGGATGACGAATTGAAGAAGAAAGAAGAGGCGGGAAAAACAGTTGCGGCAGATGCTTTAAATGCGTTAACGAAAAGTATTGCCGTTGGTACAAAACTTTCGGCAAAAGATATTTTTCTGAATGATTTTGAAAAAGTTATAAGAATTGATCTTATGCCTTCCGCAAGCAGGGACGAAGCTAAAGACTATTGGAAAGGGCAATATAATGAGTATTTAAAACTATCAAAAAAGATTGAAAGCGATAGGAAAGTAGATGTCGTAAAAACAAATGATTATGGTAAAACAAAATCAATCAATGATGCGGCAAAGATAGCGCAAGAAGGGGCAGCGGAGAAATATAAGGATGCGATAATATATAATAAGTTGCTGAATAAATTAAGTGATGATGATTTGAAAAAGTTAACAGAATTAGGAAAGAAATACTATGCAACTTCGCAGCAGATAGCCCAACAGCGCCAAGAATTTAATGAATCTACAACAGAGTTCCGAAACTCGAAAATAACGGCGGAAAAAGCATCGGCAGCGAAAGCGGCGGCAGAGCCTAAAAAAGATTCTATTGCGTGGTATGATGCGGAAATATCCAAATTAAACAAGAAACTCGTAGCAGAAACGGACACACAAGCCAAATCGACCATTCAAGCAACGATTAACGAACTCGAAGCCAAGAAAATAAAATTACAGGTTGAGACTAGCGGAAATAGTATTGAAGCGATAAACATTCAGTTGTCTGCATTAAACAAACAACTTATCGCCGAAACTGATATGCAAGTGCGTGCAACGATTCAAGCAACTATAAACGAACTAGAACAAAGAAAGATCAATCTAAAGTTTGTAGTCGATCAAGAAGCGTTTAAAATCAAAAACGGCGGGATGAAAGACGGCGCTTTGTCCGTACCTATTGCACCGACTTACGATAAGGTTCCGACGCATGGGAAGGGAGGCAAAAATTTTAAGTTGCCGAAATATGATCCGCTATTTAAAAAAGAAGATGTAGACTTGAACGAAGATTATGCCGATTCGCTTTCGGCTATTAGTAGTGTAATGAGTGCCTTAAATGGTGTAACAAATGAAAGTGCCGCCTCATATTTGCAATGGGGTGCAAATGTTATATCAAGTATCGCACAGGCTATTCCGGCTATTTTGAGTTTAACAACCGCCAAAACAGCGGAAGCCGCGGCTAACTCTGCAAATTCGGCAGCTCAAATACCTTTCGTTGGTTGGCTTGCAGCGGCGGGGGCGGCTTTGTCTGTAGTTGCTGCAATGGCTAGTATCCCTAAATTCGCGACGGGTGGTATCGTTCCGGGTGCGTCATTTACGGGTGATAAGGTTCCGGCTTTACTTAATTCGGGTGAAATGATTCTGAACGGATCACAACAAAGTAACTTATTTAAGATGCTAAATTCAGGTTTGTATGGTTCTTTATCACAAAAAATCGCGCCATCAATGGAAGATCAAAGCGTTCGCTTATACAGTGATGTCGAAATAAGAGGGGATCGCATATTTTTAGCATTACAAAACCACATTAAAAAAACAGGTAAAAAACTATGGTAAATTATGGCACTATCTATACGCTTCCTTTCAAATCCAGAAAGGAAGTATCTTATTTGATTGAGATACAAAAAGAGAATTATGAAGGAAAAAGTACTGAATTGGTCGGCAGTGGCAATTCTCCTTTTTCCGTGATAATTGAGGACGAGGATTTTTTATATGCACCGACTCGCTTTTCTTCTGCTTCAATCCGTATTGTTGGAGGTGACTATTTGCAAAATTTGTATTCGACCGGATATCAACAATACAGAGTATTATGCAAGCGAGGAAATGATATTATTTGGACGGGCTTTATAAATCCAGAACTATATACGCAGGATTACACGTCTACAAAATTCGAACTAGAAATAGAATGTAGCTCCGCCATGAGCACGCTCGAATATGTTAACTACAAACAAAAGAACGCCGAACAGCGAACTTTTATTAGTTTTTGGGAACTGTTTAGAATGTTCATTGAGCAGTCTCGCGGGTGTTATTCGTCTATATTTATTCCTCATGTGTATGCTAAAAACGAAGATGATTATAATAACGACCTGAACGTATTTGAAGAAATGACGATTAGTGAACAAAACTTCTTCGACGAGGATAACAAGGCTATGACTCTAAAAGAAATATTAGAAGAGGTTTGTAAGTTCTTAAATTGGACTTGTGTCGATTGGAGGGGTGAACTGTATTTCATTGACATAGATCACAAAAGTATTTATTATAAATATGATTGTGATCTGAATACATATTCTAAAGCTACGCCTATTGCGTTGAATGTATCTGATATTGGTTTTGCAGGATCGGAGCACTTTTTAGATATTTTGCCGGGATATAATAAAGTGACTATAAAATGTAGTAATTATCCTATTGAGGAAATCAAGATAACCGAAGATTTTGATAAGCTGAAATTATTATCAAATATCGGAGAAGTGTCTACTAATCTGGGTAACGGTAATACAAGACATACACAAAGGGAGGTTTTATATCCTAATATTTTAACGATGCACCAATTCACCTACAAAAATGGTGTTTTGTCTCCTGTTACAGACTTGTCTATTTATAATGATAAGCGTAATGCGACGGAATTATTAGGGGCTATTCCATTAAGATACGCCTCTTATGAATCCGGGCTAAAAACACCAACTACGCAATCGTACAATTATGAGTGTGCAATACAAGTCCGACAACGTTGTGGAACAAAATACGATCCTATTAACGACGTAACCCCCAATTCGGTATTTAATGACTCGATTGTAGTTATCGGTGCAAAGAAAGACGCCTTATTTTTAGGGAAGGGAGGTGCTCTTTCTCTCAATATGAGTATTAAGGTTTTGCAAAAGGATAAATATGATTCTCCCTTTGGTGGCGGTTTGGTTCCTTCCGAGGATGGTATTACATATTTAAAAGATATAATTAAAGTAGGAATAAGAATTGGCGATAAATATGTTTCTAAAGATAATTACGGGCGGTTTACGTGGAGTGATACCCCGTCTACTATGTCTATAAATTTAGATCAATCTAGTGTAGAAAATGCTGATGGAAAAATGGGAACGGGGTTTGTCTCATTGTATAAAACATACGGAGTACTCGGTAAGTATTCTGATGCAGACGGTGTTGTAATGGATATTCCGACTAATTTATTTGGCACACTTGAAATGTCTATATATGCTCCGACATTGACGGAAAGAGAGGGACAAGTCCCATACGGGTATTTGATAAAAGACCTTAAGCTAAGGTATTGCCAGCCGTTAGATATGGACGACGATAAAGACTCCGATCGGATTTACGAGAATGTTGTTAATGAAAACTTTATTAATGAATTAGACGAAATAGAGTTTAAGATTTCGAGTTATAACAACGATGGAGCGTGCTATAGTAAAGTCTTGTTGTTAGATGAATATTTGAAAGATAACCTTTATTCATCTATTGAAAAGACTTTGATTCGCCCGGAAGAGCTTTTAATAAGAAGAATTATTAATCAATACGGAGCTACCAAAATAAAACTAACACAGGTATTATTAAATAGTGACTCTATAACTCCTATATCCGTTCTTTCGGATAACTACATGAAAGGAAAACGTTTCATGATAGCAGGCGGAGAAATAGATTTCGCCAATGAACAATTTACCTGTAAAATGATAGAAGCATAATGACGATTCAAATAAAAAATAAAGCTATTCCGTCATCGCCCCGGTCAAAAAATTATCCGACTGGGGCGATTGTTAGCGTGTCGTCTGGCGGAGGTAGTGGAGTGACTTCCAACGCTAGCGGATCAAATGTTACTATTCTAGGAAAAGACGATTTGAGATCGGCGACAGATTTAAATGTTTTCTCATCTCTTCGCACGCTTGCGGAGATATTATCTATAATTGTAACGAAAGATGACGCCGAAACGAAGCTAACAGATAGTAATGTTTTATCGTCACTCCGAGTAAACAAAGAACTTGATACAATTAACGAAAGATTTAAGGACGCTATCGACGCTTTAAAAGACTCGTATTTATCCAAAACAGCGCCAGACGAAACGCAATTTCTTATCAAGTTGCTAGGCGGTTTAATTGTTGACAATGGGCTAGACGTAACGAAGGGTATTTCTACAGATACGTTGACCGCAACGACAGTAACGACGCAAATACTTAACGTCCTTGATAAACTGATTGCGAAATCAGCGACTTTTTCCGACAATGTGACTGTATCTAAGAAAACGACAACACTAAATTTACTCGTTCAAGAGCTAGCGGAGACACACGATCTAAGTGTATCTCATGTTGCAACTTTAATGGGTACAATAGTAAAGGACTATATATCTTCCGAGTCTTTTGTCAGTGGTTTTGGCGGCGAAGGAATGAAGATATACAAAGCGATCACGGGTGACTGGAATATGGAAATTGATAATCTTACAGTTCGAAAGATATTTTCTATATTTGAGTTGGTCGTTCAAAAGATAACTTATCAGGGTGGTATGATTATTCGTTCCGCCGCGGGTGGTAAATTAACCAAAGTGACCGACGGCGGCTCACATTGGAGATGCGAGCATGATAGTACGGACGATTTTGTTCAAGACGATCAAATAATATGTCAGGCGTTCACGGGTACGGCAACAAAACGTTATTGGCGTTTAGTTACTTCTGCCGGAACGGGCTATTTTAATCTATCCAAAGTAGACTGTGAAGAAGGAAGCGGAATACCCGAAACCGGAGATAATGTGGCAGTATTAGGCAACAGAACAAACACTGCTAGGCAAAAAGCACAAATAGATTGCGCTGTTGGTGATTCCGCACCTTATCGGGATGACTACGACGGAATTAATTCCTATTCGCTTGTAAATCGGTTGATTACACGTACCGGAAATCTTAACGGTATTACTGATGCCGTATTCGGTGTATTAACTGGCTCCGGTTTGTACGGTACTAATGTTTATTTAAAAGGTACATTTGTACTCCATTCTGGAAAGAAAATAGAGGAAGCAATCGACGATGTTAAAAACGATCTAAATGAGAGAATAACCGATGTAGAGACGAACTTTGAAATTCGTGAAGGACAAATTTCTTCTAAGATTAAAGAAGTTAATATTGCCGTATCGAACGCAAAACAGAGCGAAACAAATGCTTCCGGTAGCGCTTCTTCTGCTTCCTCTTCTGCTACCACCGCCGGGGTTTCTGCAAATAATGCGGCTAAAAGTGCTACGGATGCACAAGGAGCCGCGACTAATGCCGGGAAGATATTGGAGGAAGTAACATTAAAAGAAAGTTCTATAACTCAAACAGCCGGAGAAATTTCTACAAAAGTAACCGAAGTTAATAAAAAGGTAACTGAAGCGAATACTGCCGCTACAAATGCGAAAAACTCCGCTACGTCTGCATCCGGTTCTGCCGGAACTGCATCCGGTAAAGCGGGCGAGGCTGCAAATTCGGCAGCTAATGCAAAACAATCTGCAGATAATGCGGCGAAAGTCCTCGAAGATGTGACTTTGAAAGAAAGCTCTATCACCCAGACCGCCGGAAACATAACATTGCAGGTTACGGAAGTCACGAAGAACGTAGTAGAAGCGAATACCGCCGCAACAACCGCTTTAACTAAGGCATCAGAAGCATCTACAAGTGCCGGAACAGCTTCAACCAAAGCAGGGGAAGCATCTGCATCTGCAACTAATGCGAAAAACAGCGCCTCTACTGCTAGCATTAAAGCGGGAGAAGCTTCTACTTCCGCGACAAATGCGAAAAATTCAGCAGATAGTGCAGCGGCAAAGCTCACTACCATTTCCCAAAAAGAATCTAGTATCAATCAGACGGCAAGTAGTATCACATTACAAGTTAAAGAGGTGACAACTAAAGCTAATGAAGCTGCTAATTCTGCAACAACCGCCGCAACTAAAGCGGGTGAGGCTGCTAGTTCAGCAACTAATGCGGCAAAAAGTGCAACAGACGCAAAGGCGCTTCTCGATAATGTGGATGGCAAGTATGTAGCCAAGACGGTATACGATTCAGAAATTAAGGTGTTAAGCGATAGTATTAATCTGAAAGTTGAAAAGACAGATTTCAACGCATTAGGATCACGTGTTTCTGCTGCGGAAGCGTCTATAAGTACCCAAGCCGGACAAATTGCGCTAAAAGCCTCTCAATCATCCGTTAATGATTTAACCGGAAGAATGAGTACCGCTGAAAGTAGCATTACCCAGAATGCACAGCAAATCAGCTTGAAAGTAACATCCACCGAAGCGGGCAATATTGCTGATGGCAAAGTTAATGCTCTAAAAAGCGATCTTCAGGCAACCGGAATAGATATAGCAAATCGAAAAGTAACCGTAACTGCCGATACCTTCCGCATACAAGATAATTACGGAAACGCGATAGCGGTATTTAAAACCAATACTGCCGGAAAACCTATTCTTAGGGCTGAAAATATCGATGTTGATAATTTAACAGCGAAGAAATTAGATGGTGCAACAGGTACATTTAAAAAGCTACAGGGAATAGATGACAATAATAAAATAAAATGCGCAATCGGCTTTAGTTCGGATGAGGGAAAGATGTATTTTGAGGGCGATATGCAACATCAAGGAATATTCAATGATCCCATAGAAGGGAATCGGAGTTACAGATTCTATACGGCAGATTTGTGGTGTAGAGGACAATTCGGACATCAACAAATGACTTCTCTTTCATTTAGTTCAAATTCAACTTGTGATTTTTTTGCACATATTTATAATTATGGTACAGATACTTTTTATCATAAATATGGTAAAGCCGGACAACCGATTGACTGCATTTTTTTAGAAGGAAGCGGAAATAATGTGGCATATATTTGTGATTCGCCTCGGCGGAAAATGGTTACAGTTGTAAATAACTCCAATTATGTAAAAAGAGTTATGGTTACGTATCAAAGCAGCAATACTGTAACTATTCAACCGTGGAACTTTTTAATTTTTATAACTGCAGATACATACACTCTTAATAATCCAGCCCGTGTTGTTAATTTACACGTTATGCAATAAATTATGAAAATAGACTTTAGAAAAATTGAAGTAACAGACCTTGAAGGGAATAAAAGTACCTTCGATGTCAGCAAAGAGTTAGGTAACACAATCTACAATAATACTACCGACTTGGGCGAATTGGAATTTGCGCAAGAAGTTTATAAACATGGCGAAGTGGAAGTAGATTCAGAAAAGGCGGAAATTATACGCAAGTACATGGAAATAGGACGTTTTTTCGCCCGCATCAAAAAAGGTGTATTTGATCTATTAGACAGTATTAACAATGAAAAATAAAAAGATTATGGCAACAAAAATTTTGAGTGAAAAAACAAGAACTACGCAGGTAGAAGCGATCGCAAAAGAAGGTGAATATGAATACCAGACAACATATTCGTACAATGAAAATGGCATAACTCGTTTGCAGTGTTGTATTATCCAAAAAGCGAAAACAGATTTAGGCGAGCAGACTGTACACGCTGGGTATATGGCTTTAGAAGGTGATAGCAAGTCTATGAACTTTCCTACAGGTATTGACATGGTACCGCATATCTCTATGTTCGAAAATATATTGAAGGAAGTAAATGAGGGACTAACTACTAAATAGTAGCTATCTAAAACGAACAAAAATACAGCTATAAGTAAAAATATGGATGAATGGTTAAAAATCATAGGAGCGTTAGGAGGATTAGAGGCGATCCGATTTACTGTTACTTTTCTAGCGAATCGTAAAACGAACGCTAGAAAAGAAAAGGCTACGGCGGATTCTATGGAACTTCAAAATTTACTTTCTATCATTGACAATCTAAATAAGCAGATTGAACGGTACGACGAGCGACTAAAACAACGAGACGAGAAAGTCGATACGATTTATCGAGAATGGAGAACCGCACAGGCAGAGGCGCAAAATTGGATGCGTAAATACTACGAGCTTGAATTAGCTTTGAAGGATGCGGAACACAACCGATGTGACAGACCAGACAGCGAGTGCAGCCGGAGAACTCCACCACGTAGACCAATTACAATTAATAATCAAAATAAAGAAGAAAGCAATGAATAAAATAGACTCGATTATCATTCATTGTTCGGCTACGCGCGCCGGGCAGGATTTAACCGCAAAAGATATTGATCGTATGCACCGGGCGCGCGGATTTAACCAGATCGGATATAACTATGTTATCCGGATTGATGGGACGGTAGAAAAAGGGCGATCTTTAGCAGTTGACGGGGCGCATTGTAATACGAAGGGTTTTAGCGAATCTTCATATAATAAACATAGTATTGGTATTTGCTACATCGGCGGCTTGGATGCAAACGGAAAGCCCACAGACACAAGAACGATCGCTCAAAAAGCAGCTTTGCGCGAGTTGGTTGCTAAACTCTGCAAAGAATATGAGATAATCGAGGTTCTCGGACATCGTGACACTTCGTCGGATTTAGACGGAAGCGGAGAGGTAGAGCCGAAAGAATATATTAAGGCGTGCCCCTGTTTTGATGTACGCTCCGAGTTCCCTAATTTCTTGCGTAATACAGTAGTTCGACCATGAGGCGGCTAGTTTATATTATCATATTGCTGATGTTAGCAATATGTTTCGTGTCATGCCGGACTCAATATATCCCGGTTGAATCCGTTCGCACTGAATACAAAACACGTGATAGTACCCGTTATGATAGCATCTATCAACGAGATAGTATTTATACGCTCATAAAGGGCGATACAGTTTATCTGTATAGATATAAGTATCTGTATCGCTACTTAACAACGAATCGTACCGATACGATTCTTAAAAACGATTCTATTCGTGTGCCTTATCCGGTTGAAAAGAAGTTAAACCGATGGCAATCTATTAAAATGGAGCTAGGCGGATGGGTGATAATTGTTATTTTTGTGTATATGTTGATGTATGCATTGCAGGTGATATTAGGTAGATTAAATAAAAATTAAGCAGAATATTTGAAAGTGTAATATTATTACTGCTCTTGTATGTGCATTTTATTTTTTATATATTTGAGGGGAAATTTTATATATTGAAATATGGGTGAAGATGTAGAAAAATCGTTGTACTTAAGTTACACAGAGATATTGAAAGGGTTACATTTTATAAAAGATGCTATTGACTTTGTAGAACAAGGGAAAGATTATTATGTAATTCCTTTATCAGGTCAATTACGAGCTATATTTGTTTTACCGCATGATAAAAATGGGAACCTTAAAAATTATACCGTTGGTAAAAAAGGAAAAACACGAAATATACCAACTAATATATTTAATTTAGCTCAAAAGCTAAATTGTGATTTAGAAGTATACACAAGCGAATACCATTATAAAAATAGAGATAATCAGTATTTCTCTCACCTATTTGATACTACAATAGATCCAACAGGGAAAAATTTCAAGAGAATTTCTTTGAGAGATTGGATGGAGTTAGATATTATAGTTTGTAGAGGATATAGGTTTAAAATATGGGAAATTATTAAAATAATGGCAGATAGAAACGGAGGAGCACATTATGACGGAGCATTAACAAGGAAAGAAATGGAACTATATAAAGCAAAAAATGCTGCTAACTATTATCCCCTTTTGTCTTTAGTCTTGACTAAGATCGGTAAAGTTTTGTTTCAAATAGGATTTAAGGTTATAAGATCTGTATTCAATTTTCAGTTTATAATGGGTATTGCTTTAAATTTACCAACTTTGACAACAAGAAAAAATATTGCAACTTTTTATTCAATTTCAGGTTTTTCCCCTCTTTCATTAAGTATTGATGAAAAGAATATGATAAAGTTAAATCTCGAGAATCTTGAAGGACACAGGTATGACCTAGATATTGGGGAAAATAGGAGTGATGAAATAATAGTTATTAACTTGGGATATGAAATCAGTGCAGATATGAGCGCAATTCTTAGCGTATATTATTGCAATGAATTCATTCAATATAGATTAGATACCCCTATTTTTATAGGCAGAGGATTTTTGCCACATTTTAAAGTGTATTTTTCAGATGATAATATTAGGATAGGTTTTTCAACAATGAAATTGTTTAGTAGAATATTAAGTCCAGGAACTTGTTTATATCATTATAGTGAGATACGAAAAAAGGAGGATGAAGACATTGCTGTTGTTGAGGGTAAGCAAGAAATGTTACTTTTGAACAATCATACTGTAGATTTTTCGAATGGGGTTAGTTATAAACCATTTAGAGATTATATTAATGACAAAATGTAATAAAGATTAAATGAGAAAACCCCGCAACGGCTCACATTGCGGGGTTAGTGTCAAATAAGAATCTTAACCGAGTTTAAGCGATGTTT